CATTATGCGAAGCGCACTAAGTATAAATGCAGAAAAGAGGACAGAAAGACGGTTTGCGCGCCGGCTCGTACCTCGCCCGGCGTGCAAACCCGCTCATCACCACAGGAATTGCCCCTTCTGGTACGGCACGACGGTCAGGTTCGGGCCTCCCGCCGGTTGCACAGCTGCAGCGTGAGCGGGAGGCATCGTCGGTGGCGGGGCGTTTTGGGCGTGCTGATTTCGCTGGTCCTGAGGCGAACCGCGGTCGGGCTTGGTGTCGTCGAAGTAGCCGTTCTGCACGACCGACATACAGAAGCGAAACGACACATCCAGGCGGGTGCCCTGCTGGGTGTTGCATCGGCACCCCGTCAGCCCTTCATCGCTATCGCCGACCTGCATGCGCTTGTAGTTGCGGGCGATCAGATCGCGGTCGGTGGTGGCGATGCAGATCGGTTTCGGGAAGGCTTGCGGGCCGGTCAGGCCGTCATACACCGGCGCGGATGCCGGCAGGTCTTGTACCCTGGGCACGCGCTTGCCCAGGTACTGCTCGACGGTGAGCGGTGCCGATTGGCCGTCTTCGGAAGCACTTGGCCGGATAAACGACCCGACCGTATCCCGTACCTGATCGACCATGCTCCCGGCCGGCGCGCTGGTGGCTGTTGCGGCCTGCACTTTCTCGGCGGCGTAGCGCTCATAGGCGCGATAAACGAGAATGCCGGCACCAAGGATCACGCACAACGCCAGGATGAACTTGGTCGGCACCTTGGTCTGGAAGTGGTGCTTGGCGTTGCTGCTGGTGTAGGCGCCGAAGTAACGCTTATCCAGGCGCAGCGACTTCTTGTCGGCGTCCTTGAAGCTGGTTTTCAGCTCGACCTTTTCCACCACCACTTCCGACTCGAAGCGCAGCAGCTGGGCAGACTTGAACACGCGCCAGTAGTGAATATGGGAGTTGCACAGCCGGCGCAGGTGAACATCGAGATAACGCGGGTCCTGGGTGACGAGGTGCACCTCGTGGCCTTGGTGGCGCATGGTCTCGAAACGCGTGATGTGCTCGGGCGGGCGCGCTCGTGGATCGCGTGCGCCGAACCAGCCCTGAGCTTCGTCCACGACGATGATCGAATCGTTTGGCAGCTCGAACCACTTCTCGGGATCTTCGAACTCGAACCACTGCGCTTGCAGCAGATCGGGCTTGAGGCCGTTGATGTTGTGGAAGTAGACCACCCGGCCTTCGGCATGGGCCTTCTGGTCCACTTCGCGGATGGTGTTCAGGGTCTTGCCATGGCCGGGCTTGCCGGTACGGATAACGAGCATAACGGCGCCTCCTTAGGCTTCGATGGAGGTGCCGCCCGCGCGCGCCAGACCTGATTGCGTTTGCGGTCGGTGGCCTTGTCGATCCCGGCGAGGACGAAGCGCGTCGAGATAGCGGCGAAGTAAAGGTTCACCACCACATCGAACTTGGCAAGCCCGAGAATCCCCTGGATCACCGGACCTAAATCGCCAATCAGCCCGAACAGGTAGTCCTGGGCCTGGCCGATGATGAGGTTGAAGCCGACATAAGAGACGAAGCCGAACCCGATCATTTTCAGCACCATCTTTACCAGCGGGCCGAGGATGATGACGAGCATCTGCACGATGAATAGAAACTGCATTACTGACCCCTTACTGAGCCGCCTACATACAGGGCGGCAAGAACGGTAGCCACGGCCACAAACAAGCCGCTCAGGTCACTGGCAGCGCGACAAAGCGGTTCGTAGCTGAGCTGGAAAGTGGCACCGCCCGCCGTGGTCAGGCTGAAGCTCTCATCGGCAGGACAGGCGGACGGCAGAAAGCGGGTGCCCTGGTTGATGAAAGAAGGCACGTCGATGACGCCGGAGCCTTCATCCAGCTGGAACTCGTCGCCCTGGACCGCGGATTCAATGGCGGGTTCGTACTTTTCAAAGTCGGCCTGTTCTTCGGCGTGGCAGCGCAGTGCCTTTTGCTGGCGGAGGATCGCGCATTGCACGGCATCGCCGGTGCACTTCAGCTCAGCGTCACAGGCTTCGCCTTCTACGCTGGACTTGCCGCACTTGTTTGGATCCTTGGCCGGGTCGCATTCGGCTTCGCCATCGTCTTCACCCGATCCGTCGCCGTCACCACTGCCTTCGCCCTCGCCCGAGCCGTCTCCAGACCCATCACCGGAGCCATCACCACTGCCATCTCCTTCGCCGGAACCGTCACCGTCTCCATCGCCGTTACCATCCCCTTCGCCGTCACCGTCGCCAGGGTTGTCAGGATCGGGGTTCCCGGTGTCGTCGCAACCGCCAACCTCGACTTCGGGATCACATGGCGGGGGCGGTTCCTTGCTACAGAAGGTGCCGTTCCAGACGTAGCCGTCCGGGCATTTGTTGTCAGGATCAGGGGTTGGGGTTTCGTCGGGATCAGTCTGCTGACCGGGACTGCCCGGGTCCTTGCGCGTGTCTTCGTTGCACTCGATGCCGTTGCCGGTATAGCTGTAAACGCCAAACACGCCAGGCGGATTACCGCTGGTGTAGGCGTAGACGTTGCTGGGCGCGGTGAAGCCGAAGACGTACTGGCAGCTATTGGCGCAGACCGATCCAGGCGGTTCGATCTGCGGCTGGCCAACCGCTTCTTTCAACTTGTGTTCGTGCGTGACGACCTGGCCGATGGTGGATTCACAGCGGCTGGGCTGAGGAGCTTCGCATAAGCCCGTTTGATTGTTGTACACGGCGGGAGAGGTGCACCCATCGCCACCCCGGTAAACGAGAACATTGGTGGCGTAATTAGATGGGCAGCCAGTAAATGCCTCGTTACTTGCACAGGTACGATGGCAACGGAACTGTATATCTGTATTACGAACAGGAAACCAATTTTGTGTGGAGGCGCGACCTGAATAAGTGCAGGCCTCAACTGGTGAAGAGAACCGCATTTGGCCGGAAAAGTTGGTAGTCCAGTAATAGTCTTCGGCAAAAGTAGACACCGAATACCCCCCTGCCAAAACAACCAGCAGCAACAGCGAAAAATACAGCCTAAGTCTGCGCATATCACACCCGCCCAAAAAACACGAGATAAAACGCCAGGGTGGTAAGGATCAGGACGTACAGTTCGTAGCTCATTGGCGTTCCCCTGGAAGAGAAAACCCCGCCGGAGCGGGGTTTGTTTGCTTCGGCACATGCAGTGCGCGGCTCCCGGTTACAGGGCGCGGCGCATGTACTTGAACGCCATCGCGGCGATGATCACAGCGAAGACGGCCCAGCCGATGGTGCCGACGTCGGTGCCCGCGGTATCCAGCGCCGCGGTGGCTTCGGCCGGGACTGCCGCATAGACGGAGCCGGCTACAGCCGAGAGAGCAACGGCAGCGCCGAGGCCGATTTTCTTGATGAAGTGCTTGTTCAGTTGCATGGGTGATACCTCATTGTTACAGGGCTTTTTTCAGGACCAGGAAGCCGAACACGATGGCGAACAGAACAATCGCTTCGCCTTGCAGCTCGGAGACTTGGTCCCAGGTCAGTGCAGAGCCGTAGAGGCCCTGCATTTCCTCGACCGTGAGGGAAACTAGTTGGCCGGAGCAGACAGGCGAGCCGTCCACGCCTTGCAGCCAGTCACCGTCACAGGCGAGGAAATTCATTCGCCGGCCTGCTCGAGGTCGGCGGTTTGTTCGGAGGGTTCGCAGTCGGGGCAGACGGCGAAGTGGGGCCGCCTGCTGAGGTAGGGCAGCAGATCGGGCTGGGGGCGGACTGGTTGTAGAGCTGGCCCATGGGTTGCCCGCAGCAGTCACACAGCACGCGATCAACGATCAGCATGGCGGCGCCCTCCCCTTAGCTCGCGGCCTGGACGGCAGAAGCAGGCGGCTTGATTTGCATCTGGACGGGCTTGCGGTCGCCAGAAAGCCAGAAGTCGTAACCGGCGTTGCCGGCCTTGGACGCCCAAGGGCCGACGCGAACGGGCACGGTTAGAGCCTTGCCTTTTAGCTGGTCATAGAGGTGCTGCAAACCGCCCTCTACATCGGCTTTCGACAGCTTGATGCCGACCGTTTTGGTCTCAGGGATGCCGTACTGGTTGGTGTCCTGCACCTCAAGCAACAGAAGATGGTCGGTAAATTCGTTGGAGCCATTACGGCGGGTATTGGCTTTGTAGCCGTGGCACAGGCCGGTAAGCAGTAGCATGGTTTACACCTCTCGGGGGGAACGTTGGGCCGGCTGGCCCGGTTGGGATTCGTCGTATTCTTCAATCTGCTGGTCGAGATGGTCCTCGCAGCTCTCGCAAAGGAGCGCGTATTGACCGTTCAAAAGCTCACAGCGAACGCAATCGGTAACCTCTGCGCACCACTCGCATTGCTCGAAATCAAGAATTTCAGGAATCATCAGGCAGCCTCAACAGTTGGCTCGACGTACCAGTCAGGGCGCTGGGCCGAGAAGTCGACCTGCACGAAGCGCAGCAGCGGCACGACATTACCCCGGTCCACTTCGTGGAGCTTCTGCAAGGCGGCTTTGGAGAGACCAGCTTCGCAGATGTCGTTAACGTGGCGGTAGAACGTGCGCGGGCCGAGATCTTTCGTGTGTTCCCAGCCGTAATCTTTCAGGCTGAGATAGGTCCGGAAGAGGTTTTTGGCATAGCTGTCACTGGGCTTGCCGTGGCGGTCGTACTTGGTGTGTTTCTCAATAAGTGCGGCCAGCACTTTTTCATCATCAATCTGTTTCATCGTCATACCTTCAAAGGCCGCAAAGATCGGGGCTGTAACCGCCTGCCAGCACTCCTGAATAAAACAACGCCCCTCCCCTAGGAGCTTCTGCTGGTGCGCGATCAGATCAACAAGCCGCGACGAGACGCCGCGACGCTCAAGCCATCGGTGCATGACCGTGGCCTCGAAACGGAGCAAGTCCTTAGCGTGCTCCTGGAGTAATGGGTTGCTCAGTACCTTCATGGTGCGAGCAGCAGACAAATCGCCCCGCCCTGCCCGCTTGGCGTCTTCGAGCTGACGCAGAAACTCGGGGTGTTTCAAATACGCCTTGAGGCGCTTGAGGCGCGATTCCTTAGCGCCCCAATACGCGGTTGTCTGGTAGTTGTCGCCACGGCTCTTGGTGTGGCCGTTGGAGGTGCCGCGCAATGCATCAATCACCTGCTGAGCGGTGCGCTCGTTGGGCATGCGGGCGCTATAGGTGCAGTCCAGGGCGTAGACCTGGGTGGCCGAGATATCGAGCATCTGCGCGAGCTTCGGATAGGTGCCGGCAATCCACTTGAGCATGACCAAAGCACCCTTCTCGATGCAGACAGGGCCGAAAACGTTGTGCCCCTGAAGGAGCTTGGCCGGACTAGCCTTAATCTCGATGCCGGGCATCAGTCGCTTACCGAGCGACTCGTGAAAGACCTTGAACGCCAGCGGTGTGAAACCGGTAGAAAGCGATTCCCAGGCGTGGCGCAGGCGTTCGGCATGGAGGCTGCCATCGTCTGCCCTGCTGATCTGGCCTTGCAGGGGAACTTCCAGGGCTTCGAGGTCGACGAAGTGCACCGGGTAGCTACGACCGTCAGCGCCAAGCAACTTGATGTGCTCGAGGCGGAAAGGGACGAAAAGGTGCAGTTTGTCGAGCATCTGTAACGCCGTTACAAGTTACGATTTATGCGATTTATACGCTGTAACGTGTAACAGTGCAACAGGTGACAAAATTACGGGGTCGCCATGCAACAGACGAGAAGTGAGCCAGTGAGCAAGGTCTACAGGGTCAAAGAAGAATTCGTAGAGGTGCTAGAAGAGCGCCGGATCAACATGATCATCGAGACCCGGGAAGACATCGCAGAAGCCGACCTAGTGAACGCTGCTCTATGGCGGTATCTGGACAAGGTGACAACCAAGGATGTCCTTGAATACAAAGAAGAATTTGGCTCCACGAAAAAACCAAAGAAGCGCGCGAAAAGCTGATCAAAAATCAACCAAAAGTGTCACCATGACACAAAAGTCCACCATTAGAGATGGTGGACCCGGCTTCGCCGGCAAGAAGCAAAAGCAGCCCCTTCGGGGACCCTTGAGGGGCTGCGCCCCTCACCCGCTCCAGCGCCTAACACATCGAAGACAGCCTGATAGACGCATCATCTAACTGACTGCCAGTGTGAGCCCCAGCGTGAACCCGTCAACGATCAGGCCGGGCCGCAAGCGGTCGTTGACAGAACCCCGCTGGGGCTCCCCCTGACGGACGTCAGCTAGACGATCGCTCAGGAGGCGGCCACGATGAAAAGCGAATACAAAATCACTCTGACCGAAGAAGAAATGGACAACGTGAAAGAGGCGATAGAGTTACTAGACGGAATCGACGAAAGAAACGATTACGGAAGCAGCCAGTCAGACGCAGATTTCGAGGTTTACCAAGAAATAGCGCGGTGGTTAGGCAACCGGATAATCAAAAGGATCAAGGGAACACCGTTCTGAAACAGCCCCGGCGCAAGCCGGGGTTTTTCTTTGTGGGCCAGCTGGGCGGGCGGTGCGCCTATCAAAGATCTACGGAAATTGCCTCCGGGACCAAACACCGAATAAACCTGGCGCCCACCTACCGTTGCGGAAAGCGGGCGAACAGTGAGAAGTAGGGATCAGAATCGGCTTTCGGCCTTGTCTAAGGCGGCGCTAATGACTTCGCGGGCATGGTCGAATTGGTGCCTGCAACCGTGCCAAAAAGCACACAGAAGCCAGTGGGCCTTTTGGGATGCAAGATAGAAATCATCAGGGTTTCGGCAGTCCTCGATCTGGTCGCAGAAGGCGCGGATTCGGTCAAGATTTAGGGCCTTATCGGAAAACGAATAAAGTTCTTCTGGGTTCATGGCTTAGGCATCCTTCTCGAACAGATCGCGCTGATTGATGGTTTCAAGAAAGTGGCCGCAAGCGTGTCGAGCACTGGCTAGAACATCGTGAAGATGATCGATTCGCTCTTGAAGTTGGGCGCACTCAAAGGAAAGACGTGTGTTCTCCTCGGCCATCTCAACGAACTTAGAGGCGGCGAAGAAAACAGCCTTAGAGCCGGTCGCTTGGCCGGTAGCGTGCTTGAGGTCTTCGACCAGGGAGTCGGGGAAGTCAGTAATTTTTACCAGCATATCGGTACCTTTTCTATTGTCCTGGTCGGCGACCAGGTAGCGAAAACAGTACCATAATGGCAGAAGGCGTCAACTGTTTTGGTACCTTTTTTGGTGCTCGATGACAACCAGGAAGACCGAAACGGTACCTGCTAAAGATCGAGGACACGCCGGGCGATTGCCTGGAGTTCGGTAACCAGGTGGTCGAGCTGGGCTGATTCGGCATCGAGCTGGGCGACTCTGGCAGTCAACCGACGCATATCCGCAACCACGTCTGGGTATCGCTCCAGGACGTAGCAAACGGCGTCGAGTTCATGGCGGGTCGGGGCGTAGAGCTGGGCGGATTCGACCAGGTGAGCGGGAATTTCGAGAGAGATAGGCCGTCGCATAATCGGCCCTATGTTAACCGACGCCCGGAGCTGCGCGGATTTTCCGGACGCCGCTCAACATAAGGCCGGCCATTATGCGAAGCGCACTAAGTATAAATGCAGAAAAGAGGACAGAAAGACGGTTTGCGCGCCGGCTCGTACCTCGCC